AAAAGATTATTTGAAAATGAAGAAAAGGAAGAAAGGAAGGGCGAATAAATGGGTTTACCAATTTTAATTTTAGGCGAAAGCGGAACGGGAAAATCCGCTTCAATGCGAAATTTTAAAAATGATGAAGTGGCACTTGTGAATGTTGCCGCGAAGCCATTACCATTTCAAGGGAAATTTGACGAAACTATCAATTCGGATTCATACAGACAAATTAAGAAGTTTATTAAGGAATCATTCGCGGAAGTTGTAGTTGTGGACGACGCGCAATATTTAATGTCAAACGAATTTATGCGTCGTGCAAGTGAACGCGGATATGACAAGTTCACGGAAATTGGCGTTAACTTTTGGGATTTGGTTCGTTCCGTTGTGGAACTTCCGGAAAAGAAAATTGTTGTGTTCATGGCGCATATTGAAAGGGACGTGAACGGCAACGAAAAAATCAAGACAATTGGAAAACTTCTTGATGAAAAAATCACGGTTGAAGGAATGTTTACCATTGTTTTAAAAACAACCGTTAGTGACGGCAAATATGGCTTTTTAACACAAAATAGCGGACATGACACGGTAAAAAGTCCAATTGGATTATTTGACGCACTTGAAATTGACAACGATTTGAAAGCCGTTGTTTCAAGCGTTAAGAAATATTACAACATGGGCGGCGAAGTGGAAGTTCCTTTTGAAACAAAAACAGAAACAAAGGAAGATCCGATTCCGGAAAATCCAAAAGAAGTTGAAGAATTATTTGAAGAAAAATACTTTAAGCTTCCGGACGGTAACGCCGTTAAAATTTATCCAAAAGACGAAATCCCGGAAGACGGGGAAGAAATCACAAAAGAAGAATTTGACGAAATCGTGAAATCATTCGCGACAAGAAAAAGAACAAGAAGAACAAGAAAGGAAAGATAAATTATGGATTTTAAAAAATGGAATAGCGCAATTGACAAAAAACAAATGGAAAAGGATTTGGAAGACATTAAGAAGAACGGGGGCGGTGAATTTAAGGAAGTTCCCGAAGGTGAATACGCCGTTAAGATTGACAAAATGGAATTAAAAGAATCAAAGAAGGGCGATCCAATGCTTTCAATTTGGTTCAAGATTCTTGAAGGCGAATTTAAAAATTCTTATATCTTTTATAATCAAGTGGTATTTCAGCCATTTCAGATTCATTTAGCTAATGAATTTATGAATAGCTTTGAAACAGATGTTGAAGCCGCATTTCATGGCGATTATGAAGAATATAACAATATCATTCTTGATATTGCGGAAGCGTGCGACAAGCTTGAATTTACGCTTTATTATGGTGAAAATTCAAAGGGATTCAAAACATATAAAATTAAGGAAGTTTTTGACGCATAAAATGCCATTTTAAATGGTGATTCGGGGCGGTTATGCCGTCCCGAATGTACTTTGGAAAGGAAATAAAAGAATGATTAAATTATTTAATGATGATTGCTTAAACGTGATGAACAATAATATTCATTTTCAAAAAGCAATAATTAATAGAAAAGTTATTATTGTAACAGATCCGCCGTTTAATATTGGTTATCATTACGGCAAATATAAAGACAACATGAAAGAAAGTGATTATTATAATTTTCTTGATGAAGTTTTGGGAAGTTATGATTTCGTTGTTGTTCATTATCCGGAAGCGCTTTATAAATTAGCCGAACAAATCGGAAGATTCCCAAATAAAGTTGTTTCATGGGTTTACAATTCCAACACGGCAAAACAACACCGTGACATTGCATTTTTTGGCGTTACGCCGGATTTTAGACAAGTAACACAACCATATAAAAACCCAAACGACAAACGCATTAAAAAGCTAATGGAAGAAGGGAAAACGGGCGGGCGTCTTTATGATTGGTGGAATGTAAATCAAGTTAAAAACACGTCAAAAGACAAGACAAAACACCCGTGCCAAATGCCGCAAGAAATAATGAACAATATTATTGGTATTTTACCAAAAGACGAAAATTTGATTGTTATTGATCCGTTCATGGGAAGCGGAACAACGGGCATTGCTTGCCAAAAATACGGGGTTGATTTTATCGGAATTGAAATTGATGAAAATTATTTTGATATATGTTGCGAAAGGCTGTTAAAATAGATCAGCAAAAAATTAATTGGAGTGATGATAAATGCGAACTTGTAGTTGTTGCGGCGAAAAAATGGAAATGGGTTATTGTGTTCATGATTCCGAATATTTTTGTTCGGACGAATGTTTGAATTCTACATATAGCCCGGAAGAATACAACGAACTATGCGAAGAAGATTCCGCATATTGGACGCAATGGGAAGAAAACGACATTGAAGAATAACTTTTGATTATCTTTTGAAATCAAAAGATATTTCAAAAGATAGATTGGAAAGGGGCTAGATTGAAAGAATGATATTTTACGAAAAACACAAAGTTTATATGAACGGAAAATATCCGGCTATTTTTCTAAACGGCAAAAGTGAACACGTTCACCGTTTAGAATGGGAAAAATATTACGGGAAAATTCCGGAAGGTTTTATTATACATCATAAAGACGAAAACAAATTGAATTGGAATATTGAAAATCTTGAATTACTTTCAAGAAGTAAACATTTAAAAAAACATAAAGATATTGTGAAACGTCCGGGTGTTAAAGTAATAGCAAGAAAAGACGGTTTGGAAATATATTTTAATAGTATTGAAGAAGCGGCGGAATTTTGCGGAACTTATACGAACACAATTCAAAGAATTTTCAAAGGGAAACAGAAACAAACAAAAGGTTGGACGTTTGAAAGGCGGTGAATATTATCATTTTTTTTGATTTCGAAGTTTTCAAGCTTGATTGGCTTGTTGTTTTAATAGACACGGACGCGGAATCCGAAACCGTGATTTGTAATGATAAAGCGAAACTTGAAAATTATTATTCAAAAAATAAATCGAATATTTGGGTCGGGTTTAATTCCCGACATTACGATCAATGGATTTTAAAAGGCATTTTGGCGGGTTTTAATCCAAAAGAAATAAACGATTGGATAATTGTTAAAGAACAACCCGGTTGGGCGTTTAGTAATTTATTAAGACAATATCCGCTTAATAATTATGATGTTATGAATGGCGTTGATAGGGGCTTGAAAGTATTTGAAGGATTCATGGGGAATGACATTCGCGAAACTTCCGTTCCGTTTAATATTGATAGAAAGTTGACAGCGGACGAAATCAAAGAAGTAATTAAATATTGCCGACATGATGTTGAACAAACAATTGAAGTTTTCTTGAAAAGGCTTTCAGACTTTGAAGCACACATGGGACTTTTAAAAATGTTTAATTTGCCATTGTCCAATATATCCAAAACAAAAGTTCAGCTTTCAGCGGCTATATTGGACGCACGTCCACAAAAATATTATGACGAATTTGACATTTCATTTCCCGAAACAATGCGAATTGAAAAATACAAAGAAGTTGTTGAATGGTACAAAGATAAAAACAATCGTTGTTATGAATATGTTACGCATAGCAAGAACGGAAAAGAAGTTGTGAAGAAAAAACAGCTTGAAATCATGGTTGCGGGTGTTCCGCATGTGTTCGGTTGGGGCGGTGTTCATGGGGCAATTGAAAAGTATTTTGGCGAAGGCTATTTTATCAACATGGACGTTGCGTCACTTTATCCGTCGTTAATGATTATTTACAACTTGTTGTCGCGTTCATGCAATCCGGAAAAGTTCAAAGATATTGTTGAAACGCGTTTGAAGTATAAGCACGAAAAGAATCCATTACAAGCGCCGCTTAAAATCGTTATTAACGGAACATACGGCGCAAGCAAGGACAAGAACAACCCGTTATTCGATCCGCTTATGGCAAATAACGTTTGTGTGTTCGGACAGCTTCTTTTGTTGGACTTGCTTGAACGTCTTGAAGAATCCGGGATTTGTGAAATTATACAATCCAACACGGACGGCGTATTGATTAAATTACACGCCAAAAATGATGATGAAGCGGACGAACAATATTCGATTATTGATGATATAGCCCACGAATGGGAAGAAAGAACGGGGCTTGTATTGGAATTTGACGAATATGTGAAGGTGTTTCAAAAAGATGTTAACAATTACGTTATTGTTGACGCGGAAGGAAAGCACAAATCAAAGGGCGCTTATGTGAAGAAATTAAACGATTTGGATTATGATTTGGCGATTGTAAATAAAGCGCTAATTGATTTCATGACGAAAAACGTTCCCGTTGAAGTTACGATTTCAAAATGTGATTCGTTAAGGGACTTCCAACAAGTCAAAAAGATTTCTTCAAAATATAAATATATAATGCACGGCGACAAAATTTTAAACGAACAAACGGTTCGTTGTTTTGCTTCCAAACGCGAAAAAGACGGGGGCTTGAAGAAGTTACACGCCAAAACGGGAAGGCTTGCAAAAATGGAAAACACGCCGGAACATTGCTTTTTAATTAATGAAAGCGTGAATGGGTATGATTGCCCGCCGGATTTGAACAAACGTTGGTATATAGATTTAGCAAAGAAGCGTTTGAAAGATTTTGGCTTTAAGATTTAGAAAGGCGGTGAAGAAGTGGAATTTTTCAAAGGATATGTTCGAACTAAAAATAAAAAGTGTATAGATAAATTCAAAGATGTTCCGTTAAAGACATTTGAACAAGTAAAGGACTTGGACGAATACGCGGGAATATTAGCGGACGGAATAATTTTAATAGATGTTGACGACAAAGAACAAAGCGAAATTTTAATGAATATTGTTGATGATTTACAACTTAATTGTCGTGTTTATCAAACAACACGCGGGAAGCATTTTTTGTTTAAAAATTCGGGTGTTAAGAAATGCGCCACAAAAGCAAAATTGGCTTGTGGACTTACGGCAGATATAAAGATTGGCGATCATAATTCATATGAAGTTTTGAAGTTTAACGGTGAAGAAAGATTTGTTGAATGGGACGTTGAACCGGGGGAAAGTTACGGGGAACTTCCAAAATGGTTGTTTCCGGTTAAATCAAACGTTGATTTCTTTGAACTTGAAGAAGGGGACGGAAGGAACAACGCGTTATTTACTTATATATTGACATTAACGAACGCGGGATTTGCAAAAGAAGAATCACGCGAAGCGATTGAATTAATTAATAAATGGATTTTAAAACAACCGCTTTCGGAAGATGAAATTGAAACCATATTAAGGGACGAAGCATTTCCGAAAGAAACGTTCTTTAATGGACGTACATTTTTACATGATAATTTCGCAATATTCTTGCAAAACAACGACAATATAAAGCGAATTAATGGTTTACTTCATGTTTACCGTGACGGGGCATATATTCCCGGCGGACGTGAAATTGAATCGAAGATGATTCAGCATTTGCCAATGTTAAAGGCAACACAACGAATTGAAGTGATGAAATATCTTGATTTAATTACACCGGAAGCACGTCCGGCGGACGCGAATTTGATTGGATTCAATAACGGGATTTATGATTTGGCAACGGGTGAAATGCTTGATTTTAGCCCCGATATTGTTATTACGAATAAGATTCCGTGGGATTATGACGCGGGGGCATATAGCGAAATCGCGGACAAGGTTTTAAACAAATTAGCGTGCAATGATAAACAGATTCGCGCACTTCTTGAAGAATGTATTGGTTATTGTTTCTTTAGGCGAAATGAACTTTCCAAAGCTTTTATTTTGACGGGTGAAAAGGCAAACGGAAAATCAACGTTCTTGGACATGGTGCGAAATGTATTAGGTGAAAACAATTGTTCCGCTTTAGATGTTGGCGAACTTGACGAACGTTTTTCCGTCGCAACATTGGGCGGACGTTTGGCGAATATCGGTGATGATATTTCCGACGAATTTTTACATGGGCGTTCGGTTGCAATGTTTAAAAAGATTGTTTCCGGAAACGAAATCAAAGCAGAAATCAAGAATGATCCGAACATTCACTTCATACGTCCATATGTGAAGTTGTTGTTTTCAGCGAATAACATTCCACGAATGAAAGATAAAACGGGCGCGGTGTTACGTCGATTGGTTATCATTCCATTTAATGCGAAGTTTTCAAAGAAAGATCCGGATTATGATCCTTATATCACATGGAAATTAAGGGACGAAGAAGTTATGAAATACTTATGTAAATTAGGGATTGAAGGCTTGCGAAGAATCCTTGAAAATAACGCGTTCAGCGTTTCGGAAAAGGTTGAAAAAGAACTTAAAGATTATGAAGTTGACAACAACCCAATTTTATTGTTCTTGGAAGAAATGGACGTTGAAAGACAAATTGAAAATCAACCTTCAAAAGATGTTCACAAGGCGTATAGGGTTTTTTGTTTAGAAAATGGATTTACAGAAATGACGCTTGCAAGCTTTAGTAAAGAAATGAATCGGCGTTTCGGATTGGTAACAGCAAGAAAGCGCATTAATGGGCGTTTAGTTAGCATTTATGTGAAAGGGTGAACGAATGAATAGGGAAGATATAAAAACGTTGTTAATACTGTTTTTATTGCTTGTTGGAACTATATTAGCGTTTAAATATAGGGCAAATGAAAAGCACGAAAACGCTTGTAAATATGAAATCGAAACATTTTATGATGAAGAAGAAAACGCGAAATTTATTATTTTGAAAGATAAATTGGGCGACGTTGTATATTGTGAAAGGGTTAATGAATGGAAGGAAAATCGTTAAACAAAAATGAAGCTATTAAATTATTAAATAAATACGGCTTTGAATTGGTGCGTACAAGTAAACATTTGATTTTTAAAAATGATAAAGGCGAAGTTATAGCGTTACCACGTCACGGAAGGGTTTCCCAAAAGACGTGGAAGCGGGAATTGAAGAAACATGGCATTGAAGAATAGAAAGCGGGTGATTAAATGAATAATAAACATTGATTATATAAGCGATAAATTAAGAAGAACGGTTAAAGTAAAGAAACAGCGTGACGGACGTTATCACGTCCAAAGTAATTCGTTGGGGTTGAACATGAACATTGAAACAATCGAAGAACTTGAAAAAATATCAAATGCACATTCGGAATATGTGTTGGTTTTTAGATTTGAATTAGTTGAAGGGGGCGGCAATGAAAATAAAAGTCAAACCGAAAAGAAATAGCGTTCTTTGGATTAAGGACGCCGGGGGAAATGGTATTGTAATAAACTTAAATAAACAACAAAAATGGGATTTGATTGATAAATATGAGAATGAATATCAGATTGAAAGAAAAGGCGTGATGTTGGTTTTGAATAAATACACGTTTGATCTGAATTTTGAACTTTGTTCAACTTCCGCCATTGAAAATGGACAAACTTGAACAAAGTTGAACAGCAATTTTTGTTGAATTTACGCGGTTTGTGCGGGGTGTTCAAGTTGTTCATGAACAAAATCAATTCTTTATTATTTTAACACCCGTTTATATATAAACGGATATAACAGATAAATATATATAAAATATAGGTTTTGTTCAAGAACACTTGAACAGATAGGCGAAAAGTTAGTATTTATGCGGGTTTCGGGGTGTTCAAGATGTGTTCAAGATGAAGAAAAAAGGTGAACACAACTTGAACAGTATTAGGAAATGAAATTAAGAAAGGCGGTGTTCAAGATAGATAAACAGATATTAGAAACAATCAAATGTTTTTTCGGGGATTTACACGGCGTGAAAACAGATGATTTTTATTTTGAATATGCAAGGATTTGTAAAATGGACGGTGTTGAAATGCGCGAAAAAAGTGTTGTTATTCGTGAAGCTTGCGACGCGTGCGGAATCAAAACAAAACTTGTTTATCATAAAGTTTTTGACGAAAGGGGTTAGGCATGAAGGCAAAAAACTATTTATTAAGCATAAAACAATTAGATAACAAGATTCAAAACAAGAAGCTTGAAATTCAGACTTTATACACGCTTGTTGAATCCGTAACCATTAAGCCAAAAGAAGTAAACGTTCAGACAAGCGCGCCGGAAGATAAATTGGCGGACACGTTGGCAAAAATAGTTGACATGAAAGACGAATTGCAAGAAGAAATGAACGAACTTTTGAATATTAAGTTTCAAACGGTTAAATTAATTCGCGAACTTCAAGACGACGTTTATGTGAATATCTTGATTCGAAGGTATGTAAAATATGATTCATGGGAAGACATAGCGCTTGATTTGGGATTTACAGAAAGAACGGTTTTCAGAAAACACGGATTCGCTTTAATAGAATTTCAAAAGATTTTAGATAAAAATTATAGTAAAATATAAAAAATGTCAGTCAATGTCAGTCAATGTCAGTTGACGTCAGTAGGAAAAATATGTTAATATATAATCAGCGAAGAATATAAAAAGCGTAGTTTTTTCATAGTTTCCTTTTGTACCTTTCCAATACTAGGAACACACAAACAATTGTGTGTTCCTTTTTTGTTGGGTTGGGAAAAGGGAAGGAAAAAAGAAAGGGGGCGTAATGTATGGCGCTTAATCCTAAACAAGAAGCTTTTTGTTTGCATTACGCCAAAACGGGCAATGCAACGGAAAGTTACAAAGTAGCGGGCTATAGATCTAAAACAGAAAATTCAACAAATGCGGCGGCGACACGTTTGTTAAAAAATGTTAAGGTTCAAGCAAGATTGAAACAGTTGAAAGAAAAGATTCAAAAGCCCGCAATTATGGACATTGCCGAAATGCAAGAAAGACTTTCAGCAATGGGACGCGGTGAAACATTTGAAGAATCCGTGACGAATAAAGGAACGATTGTTAAAAAGCGTATTTCAGAAGACACGGCGCTAAAAGCAATAACGCAATTGGCGAAAATGCAAGGCGTGGCGGAAAACGTGAATATTAATGTTTCGATTCCGGTTATAAGTGGGGACAACGAACTTGAAGATTAATATTTTAGGGACGAAATGGAATATTTTCGAAAGAACAAATGAACAAGATAAATATTTGAATAAATGTGACGGTTATTGTGATAAAACAACCAAAACAATTGTTATCACAAAACAACCGCCGGATTCAGAAATTGGAAATTGGGAAGTTTATCGAAGAAAGATTTTAAGGCATGAAATAATTCATGCTTTTTTAATTGAATCGGGACTTTGTGAAAATTGGGTTCACACAAAATGGGGACATGATGAAACTTTCATTGATTGGTTCGCGATTCAATTTCCAAAGATTAAAAAAGCATTTGAACAAGCAAATTGCGAAGATTAGAAAGGAAGGTTGAAGAAATGGCAGAATATACAGTTACAAGAAATGAAAGATTAAAAGACAAGGAAATTAATTTTGATTTTGAAGGAATTTCAAAGTTGGTATTCGACGGAACAACAGCAACGGCAGAATTAACAGAAGATCAAGTTGAATATTTAAGAACGCACGGTTACCACGTTGAAGAAGTGGTTGAAGAAGTTGTTGACGGTGAAGGTGGAAGCGGTGAAGAATAAAATTGAAAGTTAATTATCAAAAAATATCACTTCCGGAAGTTGTCGGGCGTGGTTACAAAACGTTTTGGCATTTTAAAGGGCGTTATCGCATTGTAAAGGGTTCGCGTGCAAGCAAGAAGTCCAAAACAACCGCATTGTTTTATATATGGGGTTTAATGCGCTATAAACAAGCGAATTTGCTTGTTGTTCGTAAAACATATAGAACACTAAAGGATTCTTGTTATACCGAACTTAAATGGGCAATAAAGCGGTTAGGCGTTGAAGCGTGGTTTGATTGCAAAGAATCCCCGCTTGAAATAACTTATAAGCCCACGGGACAAAAGATTTATTTTCGCGGGCTTGATGATCCGCTAAAAGTCACTTCCGTAACAGTTGACACGGGCGTTTTGTGTTGGTTATGGATTGAAGAAGCTTACGAAATCATGAATGAAGATGATTTTAATATTCTTGATGAATCAATCCGTGGCGAAGTTCCGGAAGGTTTGTTTAAACAAATAACAATGACTTTCAATCCGTGGAATGAACACCATTGGATTAAAAAGCGCTTCTTTGATGTTGAAAGCCCGGACATATTAGCATTAACAACAAACTATATGTGCAACGAATGGCTTGATAAAGCGGATTTGAAGGTTTTCGAAGATATGAAAGCAAGAAACCCGCGCCGTTATCAAGTAGCGGGATTGGGCGCATGGGGCATTGTTGACGGGCTAGTTTATGAAAATTGGAATGAACGGGCGTTTACGCTTGATGAAATAAGGAATTGCAAAAGTGCGTTCGGATTGGATTTTGGTTATACAAACGATCCGTCCGCTTTTTTTGTTGGTTTTTTAGATTTGGACAATAAAAAGCTTTATGTTTGGGACGAATTTTACGAAAAAGGACTTTCAAACAAGAAGATTTCCGCAAAAGTTGAATCAATGGGTTATCGAAAAGAACATATAACGGCAGATTCAGCCGAACCAAAGTCAATTGATGAATTGAACACGCTTGGATTGCACGTCAAAGGCGCTAAAAAGGGCAAAGACAGCATAAAGAACGGGATTCAATGGATTCAAGATTTGGAAATCATAATTCACCCGCGTTGCATTAATTTTTTAACCGAAATATCGAATTATACATGGGATAAAGACAAATTCGGGCAGAAATTAAACGTTCCAATAGATGATTTTAACCATTTAATGGACGCAATGCGTTACGCGCTTGAAGGCTTTATTATTGGTAATAGGTGGCTATATTGAAAATTAATATTCAAGAACATTTCAAGAAATATAATTTACCAAAAACTACGAAAAATTGTTTATGTGGGAAATTGGGAAAAAGGCGCGTGTTATAACGTCACTTGTGGGCGATTAAGAACACGCCATTTTCGCGTTTATTACATAGACGGGGAAATATATTCAGTTGAAGAAAGGAAGAAACGATAAATGAGTGATATAAACGTTTATGTTGATGATCAGCAAATGACAGTTACCAACAACCCGGTTATTGCTTCCGGCGGCGTCAATGAAGACTATGTTGTTTTTACTTTTTCGGAAGAATGGGACGGATTTGAAAAAGTAGCTTGTTTTTATAAGGACGGCGAAGAAGAAAACGTTGTTGAAATGTTGATTGATCAAGACAACAAAGCATTAATTCCGCATGAAGTAACCGACGAACCGGGGAAATTTTGGTTTGGCGTTGTTGGAATTAAGAACGATATAACATATACAAGCGAAGTTTTATGGTATGATTTGCGAAAAGGCATTTACGAAAAGGAATCAAGAAGCGCAACGGCGGACATATACGTTCAGATGTTGGAATTGGCACAACAAATTGTTGAACACTTGAACAATACGCCTTATGTGACATATGAAGAAGACGGGGAATTTCAACTTCCGATTCATACAATCAATGATTCAGCAATAAGCAATGAATCAACTTGGAGTTCCGCAAAACTTCAAGAAGAATTTGAAGGTGTTATTTACACAATAGACAGCGGAAGTTGCACTTGTAATAAAACATATAGCGAAATAATGGCGATTTTAAATGAAAAAATACCGAAAATCACTATTAAACATGGCGCAAGTATAAATTATGTGGATTATGCTATAAAAGTTCTTAATATGGGCTTGATAATTAGCGCAAGAACAAATGAAGGAAAAGTTACAATTGAACATTCAAATGATGATACTATAAGCGTCACATTCACGGTTGAAGATTTTCAAAATGATATTGACGCGTTAGAAAGTGACGTTTCAACGCTTAAAACTAATGTTAACGGAATGTTGGGAAAAACGTTTGAATATAGCGGAACAAATGCAATAATGGTTGATACTTCAAAATATAACCATTTGTTTATAATTACGGCACAACGAATTTTATTAATAACATTAAGCGGATTATCGCCGGGCGTGGGTATAGGATTCACGCCGTTAGTTGGTGAAAACGTAATTGCGAACATAGTTAGCACGGGCGCGAATACATTAACAATTGCTTTTGATGACACGGAAATATCAAGCTTTTGTTATATGCTTACAGAATAAAAAGGGGGTTCAATTATGGCAAATAAAAACGTTATTTTAACGGACGGCGAAGACAACGAATTGAACCCGGCAACAACAGCCGAACAGATAGAATATTCAAGCGAAATGAATGTGAAACAAAAGCTTGCGGCGCTTGAAGATATTATTGAACAATACGAATAAAGGGGGTTAATCATGGCAAGTAGAAATGTAGTTTTATATGACAAAAACGGAAATCAAATAGCCCCGGCAACAACCGCAACACAAGCGAAATACGACGCGGAAAACACGGTTAAAGATAAAATTGACGAATTAAACGAACGTGTTGACGAATTGGTAACGGGAAACGTTGAACCGTTAACAATCACGGAAAACGGCGTTTACAATGCGCCACAAGGCGTGGACGGATTCAATCCGGTAACGGCAAACGTTGCGCCGGGAAAAGTTTTAATATCGGAATTTGATTTCAAAGGTTCGAATCCTTATTATGATAAAGTTAAGGATATGGAACTTACAACACTTATGAAAGGTCTTTCATATTCTCAAGGAATTGGCATAACAGCAACCGCAAGGGGAAACAAATTGCGTACGGGTACAAACTTTGATTATGCGGGAATTTATGAAATGGAAATCAAGTTTGGAACATTCGACAGAAACACAGCGTTGACAAATGGCAACAATATGCTTTTGAAAGTTGGAAGAAATTCAGCAAAACTAATGTTGAATTATTATTACAATTCTAGTACAGACACGGGCAAATGGTGGTTGCACGATCAAAGTGGAAATAACATTTATTTGGATTATGGCGAAAACGATCCATACTATTTTGAAAATAAAACATTGATTATGACTTATGGTGCAAAGTATGTTGATGGTGAACTTGTTCGTGATAGGGATAAGGGATATTTCTATATAGATGGAATACAGTTAAATTCAAATGGTGCGGCTATAACCGGTGATGAAGATTCGCAAGTGCAAGTAGTATTCTTATGTGATAGTGGAAATAATGCTTTTATTGGTGCTGTTTATGAATCCTTAAAGATATGGCAATATTTCAATAAGTATTCAACACCGGTTCAATTGCAATCGTTGCAAATGACGCCACAAACATTGGAAGAATCACAAGAAGACGTGATTGAAGATGAACAACAAAGTATTTAATTAATTGCAATTATTAAATAAAAATACCAAAGAAAGGGGGAATATGTCCCAAACGCAAATGTTATGCCGGGTTGGGGTAATGTAAATATCACACCCGCAACAACTACATCTAACGCTTAATTAAATTAAGCAAAGCAATATTTTGTGTTAATAAATGGGGAACGGCGTTTTTATGCGTCGTTCCCTTTATTATGGAGTATTAAAAATGAAAGTAACAAAATCACAGATTATTAGTTATTTCTTATGATGAAAGGGGGCAAACAATGCTTACAGAATCGGAAATTATCGAATTTATCAATGAAGATAGGGCAAGTGATAAAAAACAGTTTGCCCGAAATGGATTAAAATATTATGAAGGCGAACACGACATTTTAAATTATAAATTATATTATTACAACGCCGACGGCGAACTTGTGGAAGACACAACACGTTCGAACATTAAGATTTCACACCCGTTTTTCACGGAATTAGTGGATCAAGAAGTTCAATATATGCTTTCGGGCAAAAACGGCTTTGTTAAATCGGATTTGCCGGAATTACAAAGCAAGTTAAACGAATATTTCAACGAAAACGAAAACTTCTTGGCGGAATTATACGAACTATTAACGGGCGCAATCTCAAAAGGCTTTGAATATATGTACGCGTACAAAAACGCGGAAGACAAGCTTTCGTTTGAATGTGCGGATTCAATGGGCGTTGTGGAAGTTGAAAGTAAATATTCAAGTGACGGGCAAGAATATATTATTTATTGGTACGTTGAAAAGATTGGCAAAGATAGAACACCAATTAAACGAATTCAAGTTTGGGACAAATCCCAAACTTATTTTTATAGTTCGGAAAAAGAAGGTGAAATTGTTCTTGACGAATCCACACCGGAACGTCCAAATCCACGTCCACATATTTTGTATAAAAAGGACAATGACGATTCGACGTATTACGAAACACTTGGTTATATTCCATTTTTTAGATTGGACAATTGCAAGAAGAAATTTAGCGGCTTAAAACCAATTAAAAGCTTAATTGATGATTACGATCTTATGAGTTGCGGGCTTTCAAATAATTTGCAAGACGCAAGCGAATATTTGGTTGTTGTCAAAGGTTTTCAAGGGGATAACCTTGAAGAATTAATGAAAAACGTTAAAACCAAAAAACACATTGGCGTTAATGGTGATGAAGGCGGCGACGTTGAATTTAAAACGGTTGATGTTCCATATCAAGCAAGAAAAGAAAAACTTGATTTGGACGAAAAGAACATATATCGGTTTGGAATGGGCTTTAATAGCGCACAGCTTGGCGACGGAAACATAACAAACATTGTTATTAAATCAAGATACGCTTTATTAGATTTGAAGTGTAATAAGTTAGAAATAAGGGTGAAACAGTTTTTAAGAAAGATTTTGAAAATTGTTCTTCAAGAAATTAACGAACAAAACGGCACGGATTATCAATCAAAAGACGTTTATTTTGATTTCCAACGTGAAGTAATGACAAACGCACAAGACAACGCGCAAATCGAACTTACGGACGCACAAAAACAGCAAACACAAATTAACACGCTTCTTTCACTTGAAGCGGCGTTGGGTGATGAATTAATAATTGAACAAATTTGCGACGTGCTTGATCTTGATTATGAACAAATCAAATCGAAGCTTCCGGAAGATGAAATGGCGAACGCGCAAAACGCATTGAATGAAGCCCCGATTGATGAAGAAGGCGTTATAAATGAATAAGAATCAAAAAGAAGTGTTGCAAACGGCACTTTCGGAAGAAGAAAAGACAATTAAAAAGCTAAAAGGCATTTATAAAAAAGCGCTTGATGATATAAACGGCAATATAGCGTCGTTAATGGGGCGTACAGACACGGAAAACCTACAAAGCATTGTTTATCAATTAAACTATCAAAAAGCGCTTAAAACGCAAATAAACGGCATATTAGACACATTGGAAGCCGAACAATTCACAACGATTTCTTCATATTTGACGAAATGCTATGAAAACGGCTATGTTGGCGTTATGTATGACTTGCACAAACAAGGAATTCCAATTATAACGCCAATTAATCAAAATCAAGTGGTTAAAGCATTAACCAACGAATCAAAGCTTTCGAAGAACTTATATAATAAATTGGGTGAAGATGTTTCGCTTTTGAAAAAAAGAGTTCAAAACAACGTTTCGCGTGGATTCGCGCAAGGTTCAAGCTATGCAGATATTGCAAGAAATATCGCTTCCGGAATGATTGGCGATTATAGCCGTTATAATGGGGGCGCGATTGCATTTGCAAACAGAATCGCACGAACCGAAGGACACCGTGTCCAAAATCAAGCGGCTATGGACGCACAACACGCGGCAAAAGAAAAGGGCGCGGACATTGTGAAACAATGGGATTCAACGCTTGATTCAAGAACACGTCCGGAACACGCGGAAGCGGACGGACAAATTCGCGAAATTGACGAACCGTTCAATGTTGGGGGCGAAGATTTGGAAGCGCCGGGCATTGGTGGAAGTGCATGGAACGTTATTAATTGCCGTTGTGCGGTTTTACAACGTGCGAAATGGGCGCTTGATGAAGAAGAACTTCAAACACTTCAAGAACGTGCGGAATATTACGGACTTGACAAAAGCGACAGTTTCGAAGCGTTCAAAGAAAATTATCTTGACATAACAAAAGAAATGGAAGATAATGGAAGTAGCAAAGAAGATTTAATTGAAACATTAAATAAGCTTCAAAATTCCGGAATGAGTAAAGCGGATTATGAAGAATATTTGGATATTATCAATAATAATCCAAACGCGGACATTAGAAAGCTTTACGCAAATTATGCCGATGAAATCGAAAGTGTAAAATTAACAAAATCACAAGGATATTATCAACCCGCGTCAAATTCACTTGTTTTTGATTATCCAAAATATGACGATATGAACAAATTTGGAACGTTGGCGCATGAATATGGACACTTTTTCGATAATAAAGCCGAATTTGACGGATTGAATTTCAAAGAAATTGAAGAAATTCAAAATCAACTTGGCACTTTTGGAAAAGTATTTTTCAAAAAAGTTACAAGTTCAAGTGATGAATTTCTTGAAGCGGTAAGAAAAGATAAAGAACATTTGAAAAAAGCTTTTGACGATTACGGTTTTAGCAAAATATCGGAACAATTGACAAAAAATAACGCAAGTTCCGGCGTACAAGACGCGATTGACGGATTATTTCCAAAATCACGAATTCGTTGGGGACATGGTGAAAAATATTATAATCGTAAATATTCAACTATTAAAAGTGTAAATGACGAAAAAACATTGCAACAAGCATATAAAGAATTAGGACTTGACGCAAGTTCACAAGCGAAAACAAAGGTAATTTGTAGACAATAT